AATTTAGTACCTTTACTGCGTCCTAGAGAGGTAAATTCATTATCTGTGCTGGTGTTTCTATATTGCACCTCAAATTCATTCGTTGTACCTTGATTTGATGCTACCTCTATTACTAATACTGTTGATACAACATCAGAATAAGCCCTCATAATATCAAAAGCTGATACAGAAGGAGCAGTTACATCTTCAAAATGCGGTAATGTTGTATTATCAGATATAAATTCTGATTCTTCTGCGTTCCAATCCCAAACACTTTCTGATGTTTCTTGAAGAACTAAATCAACACCAATGTCATCTTTCGATATATTAAATGTCCAATCAGCAACTTGAAACACCTTATTTACCCAGCCCAATCTTGTATTATTTATCTGAACTGTATCTCCTACTTGTAAATTAAATGCTGATAATTTACAGGGAGCATTAACTACCATCTGCTGTCTATTTTTAAATAATACAACTTTAGCAATTCTTTGAGCCATTGATGATGATGTTGTAAAAGGTAAATCAATATTTCCAAATATAGTGATGCCATTATCTTCTGATACAAAAGTAGATGATGTTATCATTGGATAATCTGCTGGTTGCCAGTTACTATCTGGGCTGGTAAATACTCCCTTAACAGTATTAAATAAACTTCTTCTTGATTGTTTTGTTTGTATAGATAAACCACCTCTTAAATCATCTTCATCAAGTGATATTGTTGGACTTGAATATTTACCACCAGATAGAATAAATTTACCATTTGAATAACTTAATATACCAAGCATAGAACTGTTAATATCATCAATTACTGTCATTGGCTCTATGTTAGAGTAAACTATACCATTGGCTTCGTATCTATTTTCTGTTCCACCACCAGAAAGAGCTATGTCTTCATCACATATATTAGCAACAGTGGTAAATGATGTAGTATCTATTTCATCTGTAGATACACTTAAACCAAATCTAGTATCAGTTAAATAGTCATATAAGACTAATGCTGGGTTATTAGAATAAGCAGTTGTACTTGTTCTAAAATCAAATAATTTTTTACCTTTAATTTCTGCACTTATGTTTGGAATACCTTTTGGAAAAGCATCAGCATCATATTTTAATTTTACATATAAATAAGCAATACCTTGCAATCTATGAGCTGTTGTCCAATCTGGAACTTCACTTACTAAATCTGCATCAGCTAATTGGTCATCAGAGCCTAAATGCTGTTTTATTCTTACAGTTAATTCTGAGCTATCTGTAAATGTTTGTTTAGCTATAATTGCATAATTACCAGTAGTCGTTGATGTTCCAGCAAGATAAGGTAAAGGAGTATTAGAATTTTCTCGATATGGAGATATCCTTATTGTTCCACTTCCAAATGCAGATTGATAGATTGATGTTGCTCTTACATCTGTTTTTAATCCTACTGCAAGAGTAACTTGTAAGGTAAATCTTGTTCCAGAGCCTGTTGCTGTCCCACCTGTTGATACTCCATAATCAACACCATTTATATTTATGGTATCGCTTGTTGAAATAGTAAAAGCAGTATCAGATATTAATGTTACAGCAGTAGTATCTTTCGCAATACCTTTACCATTTTCTTTTTGATAATTACCAAAAGGTAATGCTCTATTAAAAGTAACATCTACATATTCAGATACAATTAAATCTCTTGTTTTTTGTGTAAATCTTGATTCTGTTGCATATTTATCTGGTGATGTAACTTTGTATTGGTTAATTCCATTTGCATCTGTGCCTGTACTTGATAATGTTAGCGCTTCATCATTAAAATAGATGGTATCAATAGATTGTATTTCGTGAGAAGCTAATTGTAAGACAATATGTAAATCTTTATCTTTATTAGTCGATTCCATAAACAAAATTGCACCAGATTTTTTTGTAAGACCATAAACAGTATCTCTAGTAACAATGGCTTGTTTTACCATTTCATTTCTACTAGCTAACTGACTTTGTAGATTTTGTTTTGGTTTCTTTGCAAATGCTATTGATAAAACTGCGCTTGTTACCATACTTCCAATTACATTTACTGCAAACGCAAGATAAGGATTTGTAATACCTAGTAATGTACTAAAAAATGCACTTTTATTTACAGCTTCAATCGCACCTGTTATCGCTTTTGTTATAGAACTTAATGAAAAACCCATAGTTTATCCACCACCCCAAACAATATTTTTATCTTGTAAGTCATCAACAAACTCTAATCCTTTATCATTTGGAAAAAAGAATTTTTGGTCTTGGTCGGTATATCTAAAGTCTAAAGGTCTTTCTAAAGATATTAATTTATTCTCAATAGTATATTGAATTGTTGAGCTATCTCCATCTTCTTGAATACTTACAACATCTACAATACCAGCAAATATTTGGTAAGGATTATCTACAATAGCTTGAGCATTAGATGATGTTTCTAATACACCAAAATAAACCTCACAATCTGTTCCTTGCTGTGTTTCTGTTAAAGCGTTAGATAATAATGCTGTTGGAATACCAGAAAAAGTTAAATTGATACCACTAGCTTTTATCTCTCCTGTTTCATTTACTTGACTTATAGACATTATATTTGCAGAGCCTATATATATCTCTGAATTAATGGTTATTTCTCCATTACCTGTCCATAGTCTTAAAGGTGTAGAATAATCTAATTTGACTGCATAAAAAGGTCTAACAGCGTTGCTAGATATTTGTGTAGAAAAACTGCTACCAATAGACCTAGCCATTTAGCACCTATAATACTTTTTTAGTAGTTTTTTTCTTAGTAACTTTTTTCTTTGTTTTAGTTTCTTTAGGCTCGTCTATTTTAACTTCCATAGCAAAACCAGATGATACAAAAGAATTAGCTAAATTAACTTGCCATTCTTGAGAACAATCTACAATCTCGTCTTGCTTATACATTCTAGAAGCATTACCAGATTTATTAGCAGAGCCTTCTATATTTTTTAACATTTTAATTTTCATAATTTACTCCTATTCATTGAATGATATTAATAACACCATTTAATCAATAGAGGAGAGAGCAGAGAAAAACTATGAGCAAACCCACTCTCTCCAAACTATTAATGTTTAAGCATCTGTTGAATCAATAGGATTACCCAATACAGCTTGAACACTCATTGGTGTTCCATTTGAATGAGAACCTGTTGCATCAATTTTTACTCTCACATATTGCTTACCACCTATATAACCAATTTGACTTGTTTGCGGTGTTTCACCATTAGCATCTAGTGTTAAAAATATACCAGAGCCATCAACTGAGCCTTCGGTTACAGATGTTGAGCTTGTTACTGCTGACCAAGTAGAATCGTTATCAGATTCTTCAAGTATAAAATCAAATTTTACACTACCAGATAAAGTATCACCTTCAATTCCAGTGTTTACAACAAACATAACAGATTCAAAACCCTGTCTGTCTACTGTTGTTCCATCAGAATCTGCTGTAAATACTTTAGCATCTTGGCAAGTAACTGCTTTAGTTCTATTTGAAATATCTCTCATAATAATCTCCCTTATGCAGAAATGTTTTGTAGTCTAATTGCTTCCGCAAGAACTACAGCACCGCCAACTCTACGTCTGGCAACATAACGTATATTTCCACTTGTAGCTTGTGAATAAGGGTCTCTCATTACTGAAAGATTTACTCTATCTACGATTGTGTAAGCTCTTGAGAAATCTCCATAAGCAATAGGTTTAGTTCCAGCACTAACAGAAGGCATATCTTCTGCTAATATGAAAGGTTTACCCATAATTGTAGCTGGAGCGCCAGATACATAGCTCATAGAATTAACAAAGATTTTTTGTCCTTCGGTATCTTCTAATTGAAGAACTTTACCAAAAGTATCTCTGTTCATTACAAAAGTAGCATTGTTCATATAATCTGATTTAATGTCATACATTAAGTCAATGATTCCATCTGCTGTTAATAAGTTAGCATTACCAGAATTAGTAGAGCCAACACCAGCAGTAGCATCAGTAAATCCTTGTGGTTTACCAATAGAATCACCAGATACAAACGCTGTACCTTCTGCTTTAGCAAACTGCTCACCAAACTCTGTTGACATTTCGCTTTCTAAATCAAAAGCAGAATCTTCTAACATAGCTTGTGATATATCAACTAACGCATAAAGTTCGTGTGCATCAATTTGTAAAAGACCTGTTGTATAACCTGTTGTCTCTGTTCTTGTAGCTGTTTCAGCAACCCAACTAGCAGAGAATTGACCTGTTCTTTTAGGAACTTCAATACCTCTGTTTGATGTAGTTCTAACTCTAGCAATAGAACGAATAGGTGAAATTTCAGTTACACCTTTGATTAAGTCAGCTACATATTCTGCTGGAGCATAAAAACCACCTAATGTGTCATCTGACTCATAAAGTGCTTTCTTTTCCATTTCGTCTATTTCGCCTTTTCTTAACCATTTGTCAAAAGCTTTCATTTGAACATTTACATCTTTAGCTTCACCAGAAGCATTTGGTCTTGAGATAACTGTTTCTAGATTCTCAAGTTTTGATTGTGCATCAGCTAACGCTTTTTCTTGAAGTTCAATCTTTTGCTTTGTTTCAGCTAATTTAGCTAAATCATCAGTCATTTTTTGAACTTTTTCTTCAAGTATAGGGTCAGCAGAGCCTTTTTCTTCAATCTCTCTTAGACGCTTAGTATTTTCTACTTTAAATTCTTCAAAAGTAGATGCTAAATTGTCTATTACAGATTTAATTTCTTCACTCATAATAAACTCCCTTAATTTTTAATTACTTCAATTAAATGCTTGACACTATCAACAACGTCTCGCTGTTCCAACAATTCTTGCTCTTGGTAAGATTTGTATAGTATGTTTGCAGTTTGTTTGGCTACAGAAGTCGACATAACACCTACATCTCGCAAGTATTCTTCTAACTCTCTTGTATCCATATTCGCTAATTTAACTTTTGTTATCTTAGCTTTTGGATTCATTGGAAAAGTTACCATTGATATTTCCATCAAATCCAAATTCGTTATTGTGCGTTTCTTTAACTTATCGCTATATTTATAATCATCTGGAGCTAATCTATATCCTATTGACATAGAATCTAAAGCACCCATTTTCATAAGCTCATAAACTTCCTTGCCTTTTTGTGTTCCCATAGCAAGTCTACCTTTGATTTTTAATCCTCTAGTATCTTCTTCCAGAGAATCAATTACACCAATAGGTTCATCAGTCTTATGCTGATAAAGCAATTTAATTTGTTTGGGTTTTTTGTCATAGATTGATTTAGCAAATGCACCTTGTTTGATAACATCATTTCCTAAATCTTTGTTGCCAAATACAGAAGCATAACCTTCAAAGCTCCCATCTTCGTCTGTATCAATACCTTTATAATCACATTCAAGGTCTAAAACATCATTTACTATTTCAAAATGTTCATCAGACATAACTCAAATTCCTTGTCAAGTAAAAGTT